GTGACGGCACGGCAGCACGGCAGGCTCGGCGACATCCTGGCGGCGCTGCCGCCGAAGCCGCTCGGCGGCATGCGCGCCGCACTCGATGCCGCGGCCGCGGCGATCCTGGGCGCGGAGGATGGCGTGCCCTTGGTGGCGCCGGCACCAGAGCCGCCGGAGGAGCCGCTGGGACTGTCGCCGGAGGAGGTCCGCGCGCTGATCCGCCAGAGTTACCAGGACGCGGCGGATGCGATCGACAGCCAACAGGCGCCGGAACGCCAACGGGCGCAGGACTATTATGACGGGCTGATCTACGACCGGCAGGACCGGCCGGAGCAGCTTGAGGACCTCGCCGGCCGCAGCGCGGTGGTGGCGCGGGAAGTCGCCGACATCGTGCACCAGATGCTGCCCGGGCTGATCCGCATCTTCACCTCCGGCGAGCGCGTCGTCGAATTCGTCCCGCACGGGCCGGAGGACGAGGCGATGGCCGAGCAGATGACCGACTATGTCGGGTACGTCATCAACGCCGACGGCAATTCCTGGTTCGCGACCCTGCACGACGCGGTGCATGACGCGCTGCTCAAGAAGACCGGCATCGTCAAATGGTGGTGGGAGGAAGCGGTGCGGGTCGAGGAGCTCGCCTATTCCGGCCTCGACCCGCTGACCGAGGCGCGGCTGCTCGCCGACCCCGCGATCGCGCTGCTGGAGCGGCACGAGATGCCGATGCCGTCGGAGCCCGGCCTGCCGCCGATGGCGGCGGCCGATCTCCGCGTGCGGCGGACGGTCCGGCGCGGGGTGCTGCGGCTGGCCGCGATCCCGCCCGAGGAATTCGTCATCGCCCGCGATGCCCGCGACATCGAGGGCGCGACCTATTGCGCGCATCGCAGCCTGGAGCGGATCTCGGACCTCGTCGCGCGCGGCGCCGGCGACCTCGAGACGCTGGCGCGGCACGCGACGGCGGAGGCCGACTTCGCCCTGAACGCGGAAGCGACGCAGCGCGACCCGGCGCGCTCGCTCCCCTTCGACCAATCCTCCGCCGACCGCAGCGCCTGGCGGGTGCTGAGCATCGAGCATTTCATCCGCTACGACGGCGACGGCGACGGCATCGCCGAGCTGCACCGGGTCTGCACCGCCGGCGATGATTGCGCGCTGGTGCTGAGCGACGAGGTGGTGCCGGAGGTGCCGATCGCGCTCGGCTCGCCGCTCAGGCAGCCGCACCGGGTGATCGGCAGCTCGGTCGCCGACCAGACGCTCGACCTGCAGGACCTCAAGACCGGCATCCTGCGCTCGGTGATGGACAGCCTGGCGGAAGCGCTCGATCCCAAGATGGGCGTGGTCGAGGGGGCGGTGAACCTCGACGACGTCGCCAACAACGAACGCGGCGCGATCATCCGGATGAAGGCGCCGGGCATGGTGCAGCCGCTGACGCTGCCTTTCGTCGGCGCCGAGGCGATGGGCGTGCTCGCCTATGTGGACGATGTGAAGGCGCAGCGCACCGGCATCACCCGCGCGAGCCGCGGCCTCGACCCCGAGGCGCTGCAATCGGCGACCAAGGTCGCGGTGCAGAACACCATCGAGGCCTCGCAGGAGCGGGTCGAGATGATCGCGCGGACGCTGGCCGAGACGCTGGTCAAGCAGGTGTTCCGCGGCGTGCTGCGGGCGCTGGTGCGCCACCAGGACCGGCCGCGGACGGTCAGGCTGCGCGGGCAATGGGTCTCGGTCGATCCGCGCGTCTGGGATGCGGAGATGGACGTCTCGGTGAACGTCGCCCTCGGCCGCGGTCCGGACAGCCAGCGCATGGCCTTCCTGATGATGGTGCTGCAACAGCAGCAGCAGATCCTGACGACGATCGGGCCGGAGAACCCGCTGGTCACCATCCGGCAGTTCCGCGCGACGCTGGCGGAGATCGTGCGCCTCGGCGGGTACAAGGACGCGAACCGCTTCTTCCTCGACCCTGGTGCCGCGGAGGACATGGCGTTCCGTGCGCAGGCGCAGCAGGCGCGCGGCGGGCCGCCGCCCGATCCGAACGCGGCGCTGGCGCAGGCACAGGTCGCGAATGCGCGGATGGAGGCGGAGGCGCGGATCGCGACCTCGCGCCTCGATGCGGAGGTGAAGCTGGAAGCGCAGCGGCTGGAGGCGTGGAAGGCCGAGCGCACGGACGACCGCGAGCGCGACCGCGCCGAGGCCGACATCGTGCTGCGCGCCTATGAGATGCAGTTGAAGCACGGCCAGCCGGTCGACCTGCCGGCGATCCTGGCGCTGCTGGAGCGCGCGCGGCTGCCGGCGCCGCCGGCGGCGCTGCCCACAGCGCCGCAGCCGCCGATGCCGCCGATGCAGCCCGGAGCACAGCCATGACTTCCAGGGGACTTCTCGACGATCCCATGTCCGACGAAGCCTATGACGCGCGGCTGCTGGCGCGCATGGAGCGCGACACGGGTCGCACGACGATGCCGAGCTGGGAGGAGCAGCGCCACGCCCTGGCGCAGGCGGGGCGGCAGGCCGCGGATCTGACGTCCGAACTCCTCCTGCCGCAGAGCCCGCTCGATGCCGCGCTCATGGTGGCATTCGGTCCTGGCGGCCGCGCGATGCGGACGCTGCTCGCCGGCGGCCTGGCGAGCCTCGAGGCTTCGCGCGCCGAAGCCGGCCCGGTCAGGCAGGGTGCGCGGTCCCTGGCGGAGGGCGCCGCGCGAGCCGGGACGGCAAGGGCCGGCCGTCTGGCTGCGCAAGGCATGACTGAGGATGTGGCCCGTGAAGCGGGCGGCGTCGCCAGGCGGCGCAACCGCGCCCTTGGTCCCGTGGACGATCCCGTACCGGCAGTTCCCGCGGAGCGCGGCACAGAGGCCAGCGCACGGCGTGCTGCCGATGAGGGCTCAGGCGGCGCTTCCGGAGGTACGGAACGGCCGATTGTGCGTTATACTGTTGGCGATGATCCCATACTTCCCCCTGGGCGCCCAGCCGCGCCCGACCCTGTGGGAACGGATGCGCCGACAGGCTCTGGCGCAGCACCTCCGCGAGCCACGGTGGACCCCGAAGGGCGACCTCTCACCGCGCCTCGGATTTTCGGACGGGACGCGGCCGGGAACGTGCTTCCGCGTTCCTCCGTGGAGGCCGTTGGTACGCTACTAGACGATCTTGCGGGCGGCGGCGTCCGCCGCGGTTTGTCGGCGGAGGAAATGCCGCGCCGCGATGCGCTTGGCATGGTCCGCATTCCCGACGGGCGATTGGCGGGCCGTGGTGAGCGCGCCCGCGCTGTGGCGGAAGCCTACATACGCCGCGACCAGCCCTATGGCGACATGACGGAGGCGCACGAGATCGGGCATCTGGCCCATCTGATTCGATCAGGCGACGCGCGTCTCACGTCGCGGGCAGGTGCGGAGCTTGGCCGGCTCCATGATCAGGGCGGCCATCGGACCGGCACGCCGCGTTGGAGCGCCCCCCAATCAGACCGGACATGCAGCTTCGGAATCCGACAGGCTGCCCACCGCCTCACGTCCGAACTTGCACCGCTTCGCTGCGCTCTGGATAGCCGCTTGGGTGAAGACAATGACGGCACGCGACGCCGCCACCCCCGATATCCGGAGCAGCCCCATGAGCATTCCCGGCCTTCTCGGCGGCCCGCCCGGCGCACGCAGCGCGCGGGTGGATGCGCCGCGACGCGCGCTGGTGCGCGGCACGCCGCATCACCTGGCCTACATCACCGCAGCGGAAGCGGCGCTGCTGCGGGCGCGCGGCGGCGGCCTGACGCGGGACGGCCGACCCTTGCGCGGGCCGGCGGGCGTGCCGGCCTTCGATGATGGCGGCGACGGGGATGGCGGCGGCGATGGCGGCGGCGATGGCGGTGACGGCGCGGGTTCGGATGGCGGCGACGGCAGCGACGGGCATGGCGACAGCGGTGCCGCCGATGGCCATGGCGATGCCGGTGCGGCGGATGGCCACGGCAACAGCCCGAGCGGGACCAGCGACGGCAGCGGCGGCAACGGCGATGCCGGCTTCGGCAACGCCGTCCGCGAGTTGCTGCCGTTGGGGCCGGATCCGCGCGCCGCGCAACTGGCCGCCTGGCGCAGCGCGCTGACCACGCCGATCGACCAGACGCCGCGAAACTTCATTGCCGGCGGCACCAATGCCGGCGCGGCGGCGGCGATGCCGGTGCCGAGCTACGACTACGGCGCCTTCCCGGCGGCGGCGCCGACGATCGTGGCGCTGCGGCCGTTGCCGGCGCCGCCGGGACCGGCAACGTCGCCCGCGGGCGGCGGCCTGCCGCCGGTGCCCAATCTCGGCCTGCCGAGCGACGCCCCACCGGGCTACGGCCTGGGCCCGGCGACGCTCGCGCGGCTGCAGCAGATCGGCGTGATGCCGCGCTATGGCGCGGCGGGGCTCGCCGGCAATCCCGCCTTCAACACCCTGCTGGGGAGGATGCGATGAGCGTCGCCGGAGACGATCCGAGCGGAGGTCTGCTGTACAGTGATGTTCCCTATCGCCCTTTCGTCCAACCTCACTTCGATGCGCTTCGCAGGCGCATCCAGGAAGCGCGCAATCCGGCGCCCTGGTGGACTGCGCGCCTGGCTGCGCAGTTGGCGACGCCGCAGAATGCCGGCGATGTCGCTGTCCAAGCCGCGACCGGCTTGCCCATGCCGCCTCAGGTGCGTATCCCGCTCGCGGCCGGCGGCTTGCTGCTGGGCAATTCGAGCGAGGCGGAAGGCGGCCCGATCGATCGGATAGGGCGCCACGCGGCGCGGGCCGCGACGCGCGCCACCACCGCGAGCGAGGCAGCCGTCGCGCAAGCCAGGCGGGAAGGCTGGGGCGCGGGGCGCCGGTTGGGCGTGAGCGCCGCGGAGGACGGCGCGGACGCCGCCCGGCGGATCGGCATCGGGCACAATGGCGGGCCGCCAGGACCGATGCCCGGTGACGAGATTGCAGCGGCGGCAACGCCTCCCCCTGTCGTCCCCCGGTCACGGCTTGGGCTTCCGATCAATCCGGACGCAGTGCGCCCCGATCGATCAGGTCCGTCTGAACCAACTGGCGATAGGGCCGCCCTGTCATCGAACGAGCCGGGGCCCGACGCTTCCGAAGAACGATTTCCTGCCTCTCCGCATGAACCAACGCCGGAGGAAGCGGCGGCCTTCGCCACCGTGGTCGATCCGCGTCGGATGAACGTGGACCAGGAAGGTCGCCCGATAACAGCGCCTAATCGTTCGGGCCGGTTGGAGGACGGAACCAATCTGCCGGCGAGCCCGCAGGATATCGACCGGGTGGCCAGGGCACTGGCGGGACAGGGCTATCGCATTCGCCCCGAGCTGAACCCTCCGACTGCCATAGGATGCTGCGGCTTACCTGCGTTCAGTCGTCAATACGCACCCCTATCTCAGTCGAATTGTCGGGCTTAACAGCCTTGGGCCCGCAGTGGTTCTTGGTGCCGGCACGACGCGTGGCCTTCTGGACGCCGAGCCGTCATCCGATCCGGAGCAGCGAGACGCTGAGAGGTGAAAGCGGGATCGGCATCGGCTATCGTCCGGCCATGAGGCTATACCGGCCAAAGTCCAACCCGCAGAGCATCCCTTACCTGCCGATGTTCATGGATGTCCCGCAGCCGCTTTACAAGCGACTGCTGCGACAACGCCTGTGTCAGGTCTACCGGGGACGGCGGTGGGAGAAGAAGGGCTACATCTCCCGCCTTAGGCGCAGCCGCTTGTACAGGTTTCGACCAGGCTGGGACGTCCCTCCCCTGCCCTATGTCAGACCGTATCGAGGCGGCTTCTTTTGCCGGGGGGAAAGGCATAAGGAACGGCCCCTGCAGCCCGGCGTCAGGCGTATTCCCTGCGACATGAACGAAGTGGTTCTTTTCTTTACGCCCGCACCTGGGATTGGGTATCGGTGGCCGCTCGGCGACGTCGATATCAAAGCGGTCCGCGATCTCAACGCGGCAATGCGCGGCTTTCGCGAGGCACGATACCGATCCGCGCCGCAGGGCTGACACCGCAGGGGCTGCTGGAGCGGCCCCCAATTCGACGGGACAGGCGGCGCAACCGTGAGGGCCCAGGTGGAAGCCCAGGCGTGCGCCTATGTCGAAGCCCATTGAGCGCGTCGAAATCATCACCGGCCGGGAGCGCCGGAGGCGATACAGTGCCGGGGAGAAGGTCCGAACCGCGCCGGGTTTGCCGGAGGCTCCAACCGTTGAGAGGATGGAGCGATGACGGCAAAGAAGACGGCGGCGAACTACTCGCCTGAGGTTCGGGAGCGTGGGGTGCGGCTGGTGCTGGACGGCGCCGGGGGGCACGGCTAGCAATGGGCGGCGATCAGCTCGATCTCACGCGAAATTTCGGATAGTCCCGATGGAGACCCCTGCTCGCCGCCCGTTCCTGGAACTGCATCCGTCGATCCCCTATCAGCCCCGGGGCATGGATGACCCACCATCCTTGCTGACGCGAATGAAGCGGCAGCGCTTGCCGGCATTCCATCGCGGACGCCTTTGGATAAAGCGGGGCTACATCGCCCGTGTGTACCGCAAACGGTTCTTCATACGACCGTTCTGGCACCTTCCGAGCCTCCCCATTGCCCGGGGGCCCATAAATGGCTTCTTCAATGGCAATCGAGACAAACCACCCCCGTATTGGCCTGGCCACAGGGACATCCCCCACCTCGTGGGCGTGATCGAGTGGATAGACCCGCCTTCCCCCCGCGAAAGGCACATCTTCGGCTCCGTGCCGCGGGAGGCTGTGCGCGCGCTCAATGCCGCGATGCGCGCGTTCCGGGAGGCGCGCTACCAGTAGCCGTCGATAGCGCTGCCGAGAATCCCCGCTTCCGACACGCGATTGGGCGGTAACAGACGACGCTCCCGGCGCAGCGAACGACACGCGCGCGCCCTCCCGTCGCGATCCCCTTTCACCCCCGCGCAGATTCTTCGTACTTCCCGCTTGCACCGCTCCACCACGCTCTGGATAGCCGCCCGGGTGGAGACAGCGATGGCACGCAACGCCGATACCATTCTTGCCGATGCCGATGCCGCCGCGCGCCAGGCGCGCGCGGCGATCGAGCATCCCGGGCTGCAGCGCGCCTTCGCCAACGTCGAAGCGCATTGCCTCGGCCAGATCCGCCACTCCGACCCCGCCCATGGGCGGGAGGAGCGGGAGGCCGCCTTCCTCATGCTCCGCGCGCTCGATGCGCTGCGCGCGGATCTCGCGGCGGCGGCCGCCGGCGCCGCGATCGCGAAGCGCAACCTCCGCTTCGAACTGCAACGCCAGAGCAGGAGCTGACATGGCCCCCGACACCAGCGCCGCAACCGAGACGCCCGAGGCCAACCCGGGCACCGATCTCGGCACCGCGGCTTCCAGCATCGCCGACCTCCTGGCCCGCGACAGCGGCACGCCGGGCGCGACGCCGGCGCGTGAGGCGGAGACCGGCGACGCCGAAGACGCGATGCCGATCGACGCCGAGGATGCGGCGCCGGACACCGAGGACGCAGCGCGCAGCGCCGGCGAGGCGGATGCCTCCGATCCCACGGCGCTCGTCGCCGTCGAGCTCGAGGGCCGCACCGAGCGGCTGCCGCTCTCGGAGCTGACGCGCGGCTATCTCCGCCAGGCCGACTATACGCGGAAGACCCAGGCGCTGGCGGAGGACCGCCGTGCCTTCGACGGCGAAGCGGCCGCGGTGCGGCAGGAACGGCTCCAGTATGCGGAGCTGCTGCCGGCGCTCGCCTTCCAGTTCCAGCAGCAGCAAGGGCCGGAGCCGGACTGGGCGCGGCTGAAGGCGGAGGACCCGGTCGGCTACGTGATGCAGCGCGAGGAATGGCGCGACGGCCAGGCGCGCATGGAAGCGGCGCGCGCCGAGTATGAACGCATCCGGGTCGCCGAGGCGGTCGCCGCCGAAGGCGAGCTGCACGGCAAGCTGCGGCAGGAAGGTGACCTCCTGGTCCAGGCGATGCCCGCCTGGCGCGACAAGGACCGCCGCAACGCCGACCGCGGCAAGGTGCGCGACTATGGCCGCAAGCTCGGCTGGTCGGAGGCGGAGCTCTCCTCCGTCACCGATCACCGCGCCGTCGTCGTCCTCTACAAGGCGATGAAGTACGACGAGGCGATGCAGAAGCGGCTGCAGCCGGAGCCGCCGCGCATCGGCCTGCCGGCAGCGCGGCCCGGCAGCCAGCCGCTGCCGCGCCATACCGGGGAGCTGATGCGCGCCAAGCATCGCCTGGCGAAATCCAACAGCCTGCGCGACGCGCGGGCGGTGATCGAAAAACTCCTCTGAGCACCCGATGACCGAAGGGCCGGATGGCCCGGAGGCCTGAATCGGACGCTCGACTTACAAGGGAACCGCAAGCATGGCCAAGGTGACCAACGCCTTCACGACCTATGGGGCGAAGGGCAATCGCGAGGACCTCGCGAACGCCATCTACAACATCGACCCCTCCGACCGGCCGTTCATGACCGCGATCGGCACCCGCAACGCCACCAACGTGCAGTTCGACTGGCAGACCGAGAACCTGCCGGCGGTGAACAAGGCGAACCGGAAGGAGGAAGGGTTCGAGCTGACGCGCTCGGCCGCGCAGCCGACCGTCCGGCGCGCCAATGTCTGCCAGATCTCGACCCGCGACGCGACCGTCTCCGGCTCCCAGGAGAGTGCGGACGCGGCCGGCAAGCGGGGCGAGATGGCGCACCAGATCGCGCTGAACGGCAAGGCGCTGCTGCGCGACATGGAGAGCATCCTGTCGGGCGAGCAGGCGCGCAACAACGGCGAGGATGCGACGCCGACGGCGCGCGCGACGCGGGCGCTGGAGCACTGGATCACCACCAACGTCAGCTATGGCGCGGGCGGCGCCAACCCGGCGAGCGAGACGGCGTCGATCACCAACGGCACGCTCCGCGCCTTCACCGAGGCGCTGCTCGCGGATGCGATCCAGGAGGCCTACGAGAATGGCGGCGAGCCGACGCTGCTGATGATGGGGCCTTACGCGAAGCGGAAGTTCTCGGGCTTCGCCGGCCGCGCCAACAGCCGGGTGAAGGTCGATGCCGACGAGATCGTGGCGTCCGCCGATTTCTATCTGTCGGACTTCGGGGAGCTGAAGGCGGTGCCGTCGCGCTGGCAGCGGCCGCGCACGGTGTTCGGCATCGATCCCGAATACGCCAAGGTCGCCTACTACCGGCGGCTGAAGACCGAGGACATCGCGAAGATCGGCGATGCCGAGACCAAGATGCTGGTCGCGGAATACGGGCTCGAGCTCTCGAACGAGGCGGCGCATTTCAAGGTCGCCGACATCGCGCCTTCCGCGGCCGAGGAGCCGTAAGTCCCGAGCGGGCGGGAGCGTCAGCCCCCGCCCGCTCTCCCCTCAGCGAAGGACGGCAAACCAGATGGCGACGCGGCGGCACATCTACGATCGGCATGGCGGCATCCTGCGCACGCTGGTCTGGAACCCGGCGGAGACGGAAAGCCGGCAGGGCGGGGCGATGCATTTCGTCACCCGCCAGGAGTGCGACGGCATCGTGGCGGCGAACCGTCGCGATGCGGAGGTCGATCAGCGCAAGCGCGCCTTCCGGCTCGCCGCGCGGGTGCCGCTCGCGGTCGTCGACCGTGCCGTCCGGGAGGGCTGGATGAACGACAAGGCCGCCTGGCGGCGCTGGCTGAACGACCCCGACAACCGCGCCTTCCGCGTCGCCGGGGGACGTGTCTGATGGCGCTCTCGACCTATGCCGAGCTGCAGGGCGCGATCGCCGACTGGTTGAATCGGCGCGACCTGACGGTGCGGATCCCGGACTTCATCCGCCTGGCGGAGGACGACATCAACACCAAGCTGCGCGACCGCCGCATGCATCGCTACGTCGATGCGCTGATCGGCGACCAGCCGGTGGCGCAGCCGGAGGACTGGCTGGAGGCGGTGCGGCTGAACGTCAAGGGCCGGCACCGGCCGCTGGTCCTGACCACGCTGGCGCATATCCAGGCGCTGCGCGGCCGGCGCGCGCCGCTCGATGCGCTGCCGCCCGAGCATCCGGGCGAGGCCGGCGTGCCGCAGTACTTCGCGATCGCGGGGTCGGTGATCGAGGTGTTTCCGCGGCCATCGGCGCCGGTCACCATCGAGATGGTCTACTGCCAGAAGGTGCCGCACCTCTCCGCCGAAGCGCCGGCCAACTGGCTGCTCGCGGAGGACAGCGCGATCCTGCTCTACGGCAGCCTGGTGCAGGCCGAGCCCTATCTGAAGAACGATGCGCGGCTGCCGACCTGGGCCGGCCTCTACAAGGACCGCATCGACAGCCGCAATCAGGCGACGGAGGCCGCCCGCTTCGGCGGCGGGCCGATCCGCCGCGTCCGCAGGGGGTTCCGCTGATGCCCGGCTTCACCAACTACCTGGAAGAGAAGCTGATCCGACACTGCTTCGGGGGCGCCGCCTTCGCGCCGCCGGCGGCGATCCATGTGGCGCTGTTCACGGCGCCCCCCGGCGAGGCCGGTGGCGGGGCCGAGGTGAGCGGCGTCGCCTATGCCCGGCAGCCGGTCGCCTTCGGCTTTGTGCAGGACGGCGCCTCCGGCCGTTGGACGGCGCGCAACGGCGGGACGGTGCTGTTCCCGGTGGCCGGCGTCGGCGGCTGGGGCGTGGTGAGCTGGTTCGCGCTGTTCGATGCGGCGAGCGGCGGGAACATGCTGGCCTATGCGCAGCTGACCGACCCCGAGAGCGGCTTCGTGACGCCGCTGCCGAAGACGGTGGATTATGGCGACGCGATCCGGTTCGAGCCGGCGGCGCTGCAGGTGGCGCTCGACTGATGCCGGTGGTGGGGAGGACGCGGCCCTTCGGCGACGGCCCCTTCGGCTTCGCCGGCTTCGGCAGCTGGCGCCTGGACCGGGCCGGCGTGCGCGCAGCCGCCGCCGGCCAGGCGTGTGGCGGCGTGCGGCGAGTGCGGGAGGCGGAGGGCCTCGCGGCAGCTGCCGGTGCGCCGCGGGCCGTCGCGCTGAACCCGAAGGCGTCGGGTGCCGTCGCTGCGGCCTCAAGCGCCGTGCAAGGCGCGGTGCGTCGCGACGGCATCCGCGGGGCCGCCGTGGCTGGGCTGAGCGACATGACGGGCGGCCTGGCGCGGACGCTCGGCGCCAATGGGCGCGCCCTGGGACAGGCTGCGCTGCGCGGCCGGTTGCGCGAGCTGTGGGATCGGCCGGACGACCTTCCGGCAATGCCCTCATGGCAGCCGTCGCTGCCCGTGCCGGGCGCCGGCGCCCCCTGGAACCCCGTCACGCCGCCGCCGCCGTCCGCCTGGGCGCCGCGGCCACCGCAGGAGATCTGAGATGGCCGACAGCTTCACGCCGACGCTCAACCTGACCAAGCCGGAGATCAACCAGAGCATCAACACCTGGGGGAACAAGCTCAACGGCGACATGGACCTGATCGACCAGTTCGCCACGGAGACGGAGATGGCGCTGGAGACGCTCGAGGACCGCGTCGACGCGCTGGAGGCCGTGGCGGTGCCGGCGGGGCTCATCGCGATGTGGAGCGGGGCGGAGAATGCGGTCCCGGCCGGCTGGCGGCTGTGCGACGGCAGCAATGGCACACCGAACCTGCGCGACAAGTTCATCGTTGCGGCCGGGCCGACACGGCCGGTTGGGAGCATCGGGGGCGCAGACAGCGTGACGGTGAGTACGGCGGCGGCGGGGGCGCATGCGCATGGTGGAACGACGGCGGGGCATGCGATCACCGAAGCGCAGATGCCGAACCATCAACACGGTGGTAGTACTGATATCCAAGGCCATCACGATCATGATGCACCGATCCCAGGGCAGACCGGTGGCTCCGGCGGTGCCTTCCCGATTTTCCATAACAGCCCTGTTTTCCAAGGATTTCGAACTTCGGCGGAGGGCGCCCACGCCCATGGTATCGCGACCGATTTCCGTGGCGGTAATCAGGCGCATCTACATGGAATATTTAATGATGGGGCACATACACACAACATCACACTACAAACACCTCCTGCCTACTACTCGCTTGCTTTCATAATGAAGTCACTTTCTTTGTCACTATAGCGTAAAAAACATTCACCTTTTATCGACGATTAATGGACATATCCAAACACTCCTAACTACCGTTAGTATTTCTTGGCACGGCACCTCCCTTCGCATAATGACGCCCGCCACCAATATATTGTTATTATCTTGCAGATTGCCGTCCGTTAGAAGCAGTAGGTTATTAACAGGAGTATTATATATTATTTCGTGCGCCCTCCTATATAAAACAGAGTCGGAACTAAAAAAATCCCCAACCCCGCTTTGAATAAATACAGAGCCTAATGGAAACTCCGCAGCCAAAAATCCGAGAGGTAATTCTCGTTGAGGCAGCAGAATAAAAGTTGGATTTTCTGGAAGATTGTATGGTAGAGAGTTAACGAAATATGATTGCCCGAATGGCCGCACATGCCGCCAATTAGGGACATCGATTGTTAATACAGCCAAAATTATTAGCCCGGCGCCTACTAGCAGCGCCCGCTTAACATTAAAGAGAAAATATACTCCAATGATGATACTAGGACCTAATAACAATTCCAGAATTGCGGCATACCTGTGAATAGAACTTGTCGAAATCCACATCACAGTTCCCAACGCTAAGAACACAGTAATTTGCCATTTATTTAGATCATCAATATGTAGTTTTCTTCTTTTTAAGAATAGAATTTTTGCAGAAAATGCAAAAAGAATTGATAGTTGTATTACAGGACGAATATCGGTAAACGCCATTTCAGCAGTAGATTGTATGCCAAGCGCCCATTTCAGAGGCAAGATTAAAGCACCAATGATTCCATCCGGCAGAAAATTTGTATCGTAAGTGTTTACAAGTAGCGCCTCGCGAGGATTAATAAATCCGGCAAGCGGGAAGAATGGGTTTCCAAAATCACGCCACATGACATAAGCCCAAGGCCCCGCAGAAACAATCAATCCGACAATGCCGCCTACTGCTGTTGCCAATGCAGTACGAACTATAGCGGCGCCGGATGTCTGCCCGAGGAGGGCGGCCAACGCATAACCAGGAAGAAATAAAGCGTTTGTAACTTTAAATCCAACGGCAAAACCCATCATCACGCCAGACACGCTGAGCATAATCCATGTTCGATCGCCACGAGAATCTACATTGAGAAGTAGAAGTGCAGCAACCATTGGAACACAAAGTAATCCATCAACGAAACTAGTGCCGAGTTCGGATGCGAAAATTGGAGATAGCATGGCAAGAAACGTTGCAGATGATGCGAGTTGAAAGCGCGTCTTTATCGGCTCTTTGCGAAAAATATTACTCGAAATCTTATACGTAAGAATAAGTGCAATAGACTGTAGACTAGACAATATAATTGCTGACCACCAAGTTCCGAATGAAAGTGAGGCATATCGAATTAAGTATATTGTTGGATTCAGGTATGACTGCCAGTTTCCGGCGAGCACGTCTTGAGTATATCTACCATGAATTAGAGCCCACGGCGCGTAGTGATGGTAGTTTTGTAAATCCCAATTGACGTCCTTGCCCGACGAAAGCGCCCGAGCGATCGATGCCACAACGATAAAAAAAAGCAGAACCTTTTCGAGTAGGAAAACACGCACAATCCGCTCCCTGCACCTTTAGCACACGATGAACTTGCATAAACATTGGAGCCGAAATCAAGACAGCTTCCTGCAGCGAAGAAGATTGATAAGGCAAAACCGGCTGGCCGCCTAATTTCCACTTGCACCTGCGACGGACCAACTGGACAGGGATCGCGGAGGTGCCGGAATGGCCACGACCACACCAAATCTGGGGCTGACCAAGCCCGACCCGAGCGGCGACGACGACGCCTGGGGGCCGATGCTGAACGGCAATGCCGATATCCTCGATGCGGCCGTGCAGGCGGCGCGGGATGCGGCAGAGGCGCGGCTGCCGGCGGCAGCGGTCACCGCCTTCATGCGGACGCTGCTCGACGACGCGGACGCGACCGCGGCACGGGCGACACTCGGCGCCCTCAGGATCGCCGCCCTGCCGATCGGCACCTCCCTCGAATACAGCGGCACCGGCCTGCCCGCCGGCTTCCTCTGGGAGGACGGCAGCAACGTCTCCCGCACCACCTACGCGGAGCTCTTCGCCGCCATCGGCACCACCTACGGCGCCGGCAACGGATCGAGCACCTTCGCCCTGCCGGACAGCCGCGGGCGCGTCGCCATCGGGAGCGACGCCATGGGCGGCACCGCCGCCGGACGGATCACGAGCGCAGGCTGCGGCATCGCCGGCGCGACACTCGGCGCGGCCGGCGGCAACCAGGCCCTCCAGGCACATGCGCACGGCATCGCCGATCCCGGCCATGGCCACGGCGTCGCCGATCCCGGGCACGGGCATGGCGTCTATGATCCCGGGCACGCGCACAGCCTCGATCGGGGTGTCTATCAGGCGGGCGGCAGTGCCGGCGTTCAGGCAGGGTCGGGATATTCGACCGACTACGTGACGCCGAACACCAATGGTGCCGGTACCGGCATCGGCATCTACGGCAACGGCACCGGTATCGGCATCCACGGCAGCGGCACCGGCATCGGCGTCCAGAATGCGGGCGCCGGCGGCAGCCAGAACGTGCAGCCCGCGATCGTCAAGAACAAGATCATCTACACGGGGGTCTTCGCATGACCATCGCCATCCCGCGCGCCGTCTACGACGGCTTCGGCGGCATGCTCGAGACCCGCATCGCAGGCTTCCACGCGGCGCTCGAGGCGCATCGCGCGACCGAAGGCATCCCGGCCCCGATCGAGGATCCGATCGTCGAGGCAATCGCCAAGGCTGGCGGCGGCTTCACGATCGAAGCGCCGCCGACGCCCGCCGCGGCCGAACCGCCGCCCGTGCCCGCGTTGCAAGCCTCGATCACATCGACCCAGCTCTTCCTCGTGCTGCCCGCTGCGGGGCTCGCGACCGAGGCGGAAGCGATCGCGGCGGCACAGACCGGCGCGGTGCCGGCCGCGATCGATGCGGTCTTCGCCGGGCTGCCGGCAGAGCAGGCCTTTGCCGCGCGCATCCGCTTCGCGCGCATGACCAGCATCGCGCGCGAGGATCCGCTGGTCGCCGCGCTCGCGGCGGCGCGCAGCCTGACCACCGCCGAGCTCGACGCCCTCTTCGCGACGGCGGCCGCGCTGTGAACGCCGTCGATCCCACCCCGAAGCCCGGAGGCATCCGCATGACCCCGATCGTCGACGCTCGCGCCTTCGGCGCACTGGAAGCGGAGGTGCAGCACCTCCGGCAGGAGATGGCGGAGCTCAAGAGCTCCGTCACCGCGCTCACCCGGCTGCTCAACGAGGTGCGCGGCGGCTGGCGGGCGATCGGCCTGCTGGTCGCGACGGCGGCAGCGCTCGGCGCGGCGCTCGCCTGGCTCACCCGGCTGCGCTGAGCGGAGGCAGGCACGCATGCGCCGCAATCCGCCGCAACCGCTCGCGCAGAACCCGCTGGTCGCGATGGCCGAGCGGGTCAGCGAGGCCGGCACCCGCCTGGCCTGCCTCGCCTGGGTCAACGATGACGGCCAGGTCGAGGTCGCGACGACCGAAGGCCTCTCGCCGATCACCGCGGTCGGGATCCTCTCGACCGCCGCCATCTGGCTCGCGACACCCGAACAAGGGAGGGACGAATGACCGGCCTGGTGACCGCGCGGCACGTCAACGGCATGACGCTCGCGCTGATCAAGCAATGGGAAGGGCTGCGGCTCGACGCCTATCGCGATGTCGGCGGGGTCTGGACCATCGGCTATGGGCACACCGGCGACGTCGGCGCCGGGCAGCGGATCACCGAAGCCGAGGCCGGACGCCTGCTGCGCGCCGATCTCGCGCGCTTCGAAGCGGCGGTCGACCGGCTCGTCGTCGTCGCGCTGAGCGACAACCAGTTCGGCGCGCTGGTGAGCTTCGCCTTCAATGTCGGAGAGGGCGCCTTCGCGCGATCGACGCTGCTCAGGCGGCTGAATGCCGGCGAGCATGAAGCGGTGCCGGCCGAGCTCGCGAAGTGGAACCGCGCCGGCGGTCGCGTCGTCGCGGGCCTCGCCAATCGCCGCGCCGCGGAGGCCGGCCTCTGGGTGCGGGGCGATTTCGTCGCCGGCAAGGCGGTGGAAGCGGCGCCGCCGGCGGGCCCGGTCGCAGCACTTGCGACGCCGCTGACGATCGGCGGTGCGATCGGTGCCGCAGGCCCCGGTCTCGCGGCCCTCGCCGGCCTGCCCTGGCAGGCGGTGGCCGCGATCGCCCTTGCCGCGGCGGCGATCGCGGTCGCGGCCATCCTCGGCCGCCGGGGGGCCGCAGCATGACCGCGCTGTTCGCCGCCTGGACATGGTTCACCGGCACCGCGACCGGGCGTGCGCTGCTCGCGGCGGGCAGCGCCATCGCCGCGGCGGCGGCGCTCTATGTGGCCGGCCGCCGCAGCGGCCAGGCAGCGGCGCGCAACGACCAGCTCAGGGAGGAGAACCATGCGCAACGGGCGGCGGACCAGGCGGGCGCCGATTATCGCAGCGACGGCGGTGCTGCTCGGCGGCTGCGCGACGGAGATTTCTAGGCCCGCCTGCCCGGCGCTGATCCGCTACCCGGCCGCGACGCAGTCGCTCGTCGCGGCCGAGCTGGCGGCGGCGCCGGCCGGCGCCGCCTGGCCCGCGATGATCGAGGATTACGGCGATCTCCGCGCCCGTTGCCGGGCGATCGCCGTTGCCGCAGGTCGCGAATGACGCTTGCGGCGCCCGGCCTTCCACTGGACAGCATCCGCGGAGGTACGCGCCGATGGCCATGCAGCCGATCAAATTGCCGCCGGGCGTCGTGAAGGCCGCGACGCCGTCGCGCGCCCGCGACCGCTACTGGGATGCGAACCTGATCCGCTGGCGCGGCGACCACCTGCTGCCGGTCGGCGGCTGGCAGCGCAACACCGCCGCACCGCTGCCCGAGCCGGTGCGGCGCCTCTTCGCCTGGCGCGACCTCAAGGATATCTTCCGCATCGTCCTCGGCAGCGACGGCCGCTTGCAGATCCTGGAAGGCAGCACCGTCACCGACATCACGCCGGTCGATTTCAACCCGACGCCGCCCTACACCACGGATGGCGGCTATGGCACCGGCCCCTACGACACCGGCCGCTACGGCACGCCGCGGCCGCCGGTCGACAGCCGGCTGTTCGCGCGGCCGACGATCTGGTCGCTCGACAATTTCGGCGCCAACCTGCTGGCGCTCTCCGGCAGCGACGGGCGGCTGCTGCTCTGGGACACGACGGTGCTGCCGCTGCCGGCGCGCGCGGCGCCGGTTGCGGCCGCACCCGCCAACGCCATCGCCATGGTCGTGACCGAGGAGCGGCACGTGATGCTGTTCGGCGCCGGCGGCGTGCCCTATCGCGTCGCCTGGTGCTCGCGGGAGGACATCAACGACTGGGATTTCGCCAGCACCACCAACACCGCCGGCTTCTTCGACCTGTCGATCTCCGGCTTCATCGTCAACGCGGTCCGGGTGCGCGGCGGCGTGCTGATCTTCACCGATGCCGATGTCTGGCTGGCCCGCTACATCGGGCAGCCTTTCGTCTATTCCTTCGAGCGGATCGGCGAGGCGTGCAGCCTCTATGGCCCCTTGAGCGTCGCCGGCAGCGGCAGCACCGCGATCTGGATGGGCCGGCAGACCTTCTGGATCTTCGATGGCGGCACGGTCAGGCCGCTGCCCTGCGACGTCGCCAACTTCCTGTTCGCCGGCATCGACGAATTCTCCGGCCTGCCGCGGGTGCATGCCGCGGTGAACGGCCTGTTCCCCGAAGCCTGGTTCTTCTACCCGTCCAAGGGCCAGACCGAATGCGACCGCTACGTGATCTGGAACTGGCAGGAGAACTGGTGGTCGGTCGGCGCGCTGGCACGCAGCGCCATGCTCGGCGCCAGCGTCGCACCCTATCCGGTGATGGCCGGCACCGACGGCCACATCTTCGAGCATGAGAAGGGCTGGACGGCGGCCGGCATGACGCGGGTCGGCCAGGTCTGGGCGGAGACCGCGAATATCGCGATCGCCGGCGGCGATCGCCGCGTCGAGGTGCAGCAGGTGCAGTTCGACAGCGGCCACGGCTTCGGCGCGACCCGGCTGCTCGCTTTCGCCAAGGACATGCCGGACGGCGCCGAGCATGCCGAAGGCCCGTTCCTGCCGGGTCCGGATGGCTGGACCGATTGCCGCTTCTCCGGCCGCGACATCCGGCTGCGGGTCGAAGCGGCGCGGGACGAGGATTGGAGCCTCGGCGAGCTCCGGCTCGATGCGCAGCCGGGGGCCGGACGATGAGGCTCGACCTGCCCGATCCCGGCGCCGGGCCGCATGCCGGCGCGCTGCGCCAGGCCTTCGAAGCGCTGCGCCGCAGCTTCCTGCCGCTGCTCTCGACGCAGGAAGCCGCACCCTTCCTGCTGCTGCGCTCGCCGGATGGCGGCATCTGGCGCGTCGCGGTCGGCGATGATGGCGGGCTCTCGGCCGAGAAGGTGCAGGGATGACTGCGGCGGAGGCACGGCTGCTCGCCAAGCTGGAGCGCGCAATCGCCGAGGATGGCGGCATGACGAGGCTTGCCGACGTCGTGCAGGCGATCCGGGATGGCCGCGCGCAATTCTGGCGACAGGGCGGCACCGTCGCGGTGACCGAGTTGCTGCGCTACCCGCGCGGGCTCGCGCTGCGGCATTGGCTCGCGGCCGGCGAAGCGCGGGAGGCGGCGGCGATGCTGCCGCCGATCGAGGATTGGGGCCGGGCGCAGGGCGCGATCCGCGCCGAGGCGCTCGGCCGACCGGGATGGGCGCGGCTCGCGCGCCGGCACGGCTATGCGCCGCGCGCCACCCTGTTCGTGAAGGAGCTTTGAGATGGGCGGATCGGCACCGAAGAACACCAGCCAGACGACGGAGCAGAAGCTGCCGCCGTGGCTCGATGCGTATGCGCAGGACACGCTGCAATTCTCCGGCGAAGTCGCGAACCGGCCGCTGCAGCAGTATGACGGTGCGCGGATCGCCGGCTTCACGCCGGACCAGCTCGCGGCGCAGCAGGGCGTGCGCGGCATGCAGGGGCAAACGGGGCGCTTCATGCAGGGGCTCGCGGGCGGCGCCTCCGCGCTCGCCGGCTATCAGCCGCAGCAGGTGGGCGCGGGCACGCTGCCCGGGACCGACCTCGGCGGCTACATGAACCCCTATCTCGAAAGCGTGGAGCGCGGCGCGCTGAACGGGCTCGAGCAGCAGCGGCAGACGGCGCAGAATTCGCTCGCCGACCGGGCGGTCAGCGCGAAGGCGTTCGGCGGCAGCCGCCAGGCGCTGCAGGCGGGCGTGCTCGACGCGACGGCGGCGCAGAAGGCAGGCGAGCTGTCGGGGCAGTTGCGGAGCGGCGCCTACCAGAACGCGCAGACGATGGCGCAGGCGGACCTGAACCGGCAGTTGCAGGCAGCGACGGCCAACCAGGCGGCTGGCCTGCAGGGGGCCGGGATGAACCTGCAGGCGCTCGGCCTCGCGGGGCAGCTCGGGCAGAATGCGCAGCAGGCGAACTACACGGATCTGGCGGCGCTCGAAGGCGTCGGGTTGCAGCAGCAGCAACTCGACCAGGCCAATCTCGACCAGAACTACCAGCGCTTCCTGGAGCAGTGGAACTACCCGACGCAGCAGTTGCAGACGCGGCTCGCGGCACTCGGCGGCACGCCTTATGGCGGGACGACGGTGTCGACGGTGCCGCAGGCGCGCGGCAATCCGGCGATGGGGGCGCTTGGCGGCGCGATGTCCGGGGCCGCGAGCGGCGCCATGATGGGATCGGCCATCCCGGGTATCGGGACCGCGGTCGGCGCCATCGCCGGCGGGTTGCTCGGCGGCGCCTCCGGCTACATGGGTCAACGGTGAGCGGGATGATCATCGATCCGAAGCTGCTGGAGCTCTGGCAGAAGCAGCAAGCGGCGGCGATGGCGGCGCCCATGGCCGCACCGCAGCCCGAACCGTTGCCGATACCGCCTGTCCCGCCGGCCTTGCCGCCGTCGGTACCGGTGCCGGCAGGAGCGGAACCCGATGCAGCCGCGCAGGATGCGCCGCAGCCGGTCGAGGCTTTCGGCAACAGCGTGAAGCCGCCGGCCGCCTTCAACCTGGTGGCGTTCCTGCGGGGCCTGGCCGAAATCGTGCCGCGGCCACCGGCGCCCACGCGATCGACGCCAGGCCCGGCACCGGCGCCGCCCGGCCATCGCCCGCAGGGCGGCGCGCTGCCGATGCGTCAGGCGATCCCGGGCAATCCCTACTTGCAGCAGCAGCGGCGGAGAGGGCTTCTGGACCGTGAATGACGTATGGACACGGCGACCCTACGGGCTGCTCGACGAGGTCGTCGAGGCCGATCCGACGATCTTCGCCAGAGAGGATCCGACGTCCGATCGCGCGACAGCGAATGCGGTTCCGGTGTCGGGTCCAGCATCCGCCGAGCCGGCGGCGGCAGATCGATCCTGGCTCAACAACGCCGGGCGCGGGGCTGTTGGCCGGCTGTTCACCATAGCCGGTGGCGTTCCGCAAGCCGTCGGTGGTCTCCTCGCCGGCGTGGCGCCGGAAACCGGCGCGGACCTTGCCGAGTTCGGCGGGGAGATCGCGTCCAGGAATTTTGGGTACGTCCCGCGTTCCACATGGGAAAGAGTGGAACAAGCGCGCGGAATCCGTCGGCGAGATCAGCTTCCTGGCAGGCACTCCCGGCGACAGCGCGCGAGATTTCAGAGGGGGGCTTCGGACTGCAACATATCGTCGCGAAGCGAAGCGCCGTGGATGGCATAAACGGCAACGATTGGGTGCGGGAACGTCTGCCGGAGGTGCTAGCTCGCGGCCATCTCGTTCGACTGTCCGGGCCAGGAATTGGTCGAAGATCGGAGATCGTCCTTGGTCGCGATCGGGTCCTGCTGTCGCTCATGCGGGACGGGCGACGAGAAACTTGGGTTGTCACCGGCTACGAAATGCGGAGCCCTCCAGGTGAAAACCGGCAGAGGTAA